GGGGGGGGGGGGTACTATTTACTAACAAGAAAAATAGTATCCAGTCTTCGGATTATATCTCTAAAAAGGGAGGTGCAGCATAACAGCTGTATCTCTATGATTAGAGGTGCAGATCATGCCTAAGTTTGTTAATAAAGATGAAAATATCATATTAAATTTAAATTACAGCAGTGAAGAAAGTTTTACCGGTATGTACTGGATAGACGGGAAGAAAATTTATAGAAAATATATTAATTTTAACATATCTTCATCGTCTTATGATTATACACATAATCTAAACATTGCCGAGTATGTAAAATTTGATTTAAAGTGTACTTTTAGCGATGGTACGATTGTTTCACTGCCATATGTATTTTTTGAATCTGAGAACAAATGGACCAACTGTCTTTTAATTACATCATTAAAGGCAAATTATATAAGATTTTATAATGCGTGGGCTACAGGCCGTATTTACGGTATTATCGAATACACTAAGAATTAAATTTAATTAGCATGATCAAAAAAGCTGTTTGCTTGGTTATGGGCAAATTTAAAAATCAAAACGGCGAAGTAATATTAAATCTAGATAATTATAATATCGGTCAAGCAAATCTAACATATGAAAGTTCTGATACATTAACTAAAGTTGTTGGCTTTAGTAAAGAAGTTGAACAAGTTATTTTTAGTATTGTTGGGAACGCTTCTAATCCTCGAGATCAGGTGCATAGGGCTTATGCACAGATTGGGTGGAATGACAGCAAAAAGAATGTAAACTTTATTGTAAAAGGAAGTGGATTTGTAAACGGACATGTCTTACCGATTAGTTATTTAGTAAAATTAAAAGACTAGGATATTTTGTTAGAAATAGTAAATTTATGGCACGATTCTTAAATTCTAAAGGAGATGCAGTATTTAATTTCATAAGGGACAGTAAAGTAATTAATATAAATTATTCTAATCGTGGAACACTTTTTACTTTAGCAGAGTTAAAAGCGTTGTTTAATCTTACAGCGATTGATCCAACAAAACTGATATGTGTTGTTTCTAATGGTGATGGCAGTGCAACAGACACACCTGTGATTGGTACGATATGGCACGATAACGCGCTTAAAGTTAATTTAGGAGCAACGTATACTGGCAGTATAAGAATAAACTACATACTGTTCCTTAATCCCTAGTAAATTAAAATTATTAAAGGCATAGAAATATGTCTTTTTATATTGCCTCGGGATGGCATGAAAATTCGTCCAGAAAGAAGGTAAAATATGGATTTAGGTTTTATTTCAAATTATTTTGTTCCGGTCGTAATGGCCGGATGTCTAGCAACCGGATATGTTGTAAAAAAATGGGTAAAAGATGTTGATAATAAATGGATTCCTACAGTTGTGTTTTTTGAGGGTGCTGCATTAAACTGCATCGTATCCGGAAATGTAACAGTAGAAACAGTTGTAGCCGGCGCAGTATGCGGTTTAGCTAGTACCGGATTGCATCAGGCTTTTACTCGAATTATCGAAAATAAAAAAGAGGAGTAACAGATCCTGATGCAAGAATTTTTAATGAGTACATGGTCTATTGTCTTAACTGCTGCAGTTGGTTATCTTGTAACTAATTCCAGAGACAGCAAGAAAAGTCGAAAAAAACTCGAAGAAAAAAGAGAGCAGGAGAAATTAGACCAGACTAAAAGACAAATTGTTATGGAAGAGGCGCTATGTGCTATGCTTCACGAACGTATCGTTCGTTTTTGTGAGCGTTTGCTGATAATCGGTTATGTTACTGCGGATGATCTAAAGGAACTGGACTACCTTTATAACCCCTACAGGGCTTTAGGCGGTAATGGAACAGCAGAAAGATTATATAACAAAGTGCAGCAGCTTCCATTGAGAGTAGAAAACGGAGCGGAGTGATTCCGCTCTTTTAAGTTAAATTAAGGAGGAAAAACAAAAATGGAAATCGAACAAAACTTTTTAGTAAACAATGAATGTTATAAAGTAGGCAGAATTATTAAAGTTACAAAGTTAATGGTTCACTCTACTGCGTGTCCTAATGTGTCTGCTGCTGGTTTTGCAAAAGCATGGAATACTCCAAGACCTGCTGATAGACAAGTATGTGTTCATGCTTTTGTAGATGACAAAGAGATTATTCAAACTTTGCCATGGAATTATAGAGGCTGGCACTGCGGTGGTTCAGGTAATGATAATATGATTGGTGTTGAAATGTGTGAACCTGCTGATTATTCAGATAAAGCGTATTTTGATGCTTCTATTAAAAATATGATTGCGTTATATGCTCATTTATGTAAAGAGTATGGATTAACTGCTAATGACATTATTTCACATAAAGAAGGTCATTTACAGGGTGTTGCTTCTAATCATGGTGATCCTGATCATTGGTGGAAGTTCGTAGGATATACAATGAATGATTTTAGAGCTGATGTTGCTGACTGTGTTGCAAATGGTAATGTAAATGTTAGTTATGGCAACACTGTAAAACCTACTCAACCACAAACCAGTGAAGGATATACAACTGGTAAGACATATACATTACAAACTGAATTGAAAGTTAGAACAGGAGCAGGTACAAACTATAGAGCTAAATCTCATAGTGAATTAACTGTAGACGGTAGAAAACATGATGCTGATGGAGATGGGGCTTTAGATAAAGGTACTAGAGTTTCATGCTTAGAAGTTGCAAAAAACGGTGATGATATTTGGATCAGAACACCATCAGGATGGTTAGCAGCTTATTACAACGGAAATAGATATATCTCTGGTGAAGCTGTTTCTAATGATTCTTCTACAAGCCAAAATAAGCCCTCTAATGCATCAAAATCACTAGGAACATATGAAGTAATTGCTAGTGATTTAAGTGTTCGTACTGGCCCTGGGACAAATTATCCACGTAAAACATATGCAGAGCTTAGTACAGATGCAAAAAAACATGATTATGATAAAGATGGATGTCTAAACAAGGGTACGCGTGTTACTGTAAAAGAATGGAAAAACGGATTTGCACGTATTCCTAGCGGATGGGTAAGTGGCGATTATCTAAAAAAGGTTTAATATTATGTTTAAAAAGAAATTCGACACTATCAATGTTACTATTTTTATTCTCTTTCTAACTGTATTTGGTCTAAGTTTCACTACTCTTTATAAGGACTATCAGAAGCGTAATTTAGAGGTTAGGTTAGAATTAACAGAACAAGAATTACAGAATACACAAGCTGATAGAGATTATTATCAAGGGCAGTATAAAAAATATTTTGAATTGTCCGAAGAGCTTCAAAACCAAATGGGTGTATTCTATGAATAAGGTCTATCTAAAACACGGTGCTGAAGATGTTCACGGTAGCAAATTAAATACCCGAATAGAATACACCCTTATACATAAGGGGCTATCTCATAGTATTATTAATAATGGGTATCTCGATATACACGTAAACAATAAATATATAAAATTCAAGCCTAGGTCACACAAATTGATCTAGGCTTTTTTTACGTATTTTTTTGAATTGAATACTTTATCTACGTCTGATTTTCTTTCTTCTACATTACCGCGCAGATATATATTTAATGTTGTAGACACATTAGCATGCCCTAATAATGCTCTTACACTTTCTATACTGGCGTTATTATCTAGCATAATCTTGGTGTACAGTACACGCAAAGAGTGGAAATGTATTGTATATTTACGTGGTCTTGCGAAGTGGCTTATAAAAGAAGAAATATTGCTAGGGATAATGTAGTCTCCTTTGTTATTTGGAAATAATATTTTATTTTTAATTTTTGGAATATACTCTATTAAAATATCTCTAAGTTCGTTTGGAATATATACAATCCTGCAAGATGATGGAGTTTTTACATTATTAACTTGTATGATGTCATTTATAACTGTAAGGCTTTTGGTGATGTGTACTTCTTTTCGGTTTAGGTCAATATCATTTTTATTTAAAGCCAAAACTTCACTTATTCTTAAACCGGTAAAAAATCCTATCCACAATATCATCTCGTACTGTTCTTTTAGCTTAGATGTAGAATTTTTAATATATTCAATAAGTGCATAATATTCTTCTAATTCATTAGCACAGTTAAATTCTTTCTTTTTAGGCGGTTTGCCAATATTGATACATTTAATACGCTCATATTTAGTACCGTTTTTCAATTGAGCAATATCAATGAATTTAAATACCGCACATTTATAAATTTTAATAGTATTGTAACTGTATTTTTTTATTAGGAAATTTATCCCGCTTTGAACAATATTATAACTTAGCTCATTAATATCTAAATGACCTATAATGTTTTTCCAAAAGTTATTATAACATTTTAGATACATACTTTTCGTTCTTGGAGATAGAGGAGTAAAGTTTATATACTCCTCATAAACATCATCGATCTTCATTTTTATCAATCCTAATAATCTCTATTTATAATATCCAATATAGATTGTGCTATTTCATCTATAGCCATGAAGTCACCGTTTTTGTTTTTCCAAGACCACCCCCATGAACATTTTTGAAAACTATAATGCATATGTTCTTTAATTTCATAATCTTCTAATTTACGAATAACTGGATTATTAGTGTACTCGTCCTCCATGTAATAATAACAACAATCACAACCTTTAGAGGATAAATTTAAATATTTAACTATCTCACTTGCATCATTGATTTCTAATACTCTTAAATTTTCCATTTTTAGTTATCTCCTATATATTACTAAGATCTACAAAGTGTCCTTTTTTATTCCAATATTTAGACATACCATCGGTGTTAATATATGCTCTTTTAATATTTCTAGCATTCCAAAGATTAAATTTGAAATAATAACATTCACTAATTCCATAATATTTTCTATACTCTAACTCTTTTTTTGCCATCGCCCATGCCATTTTTAAAGCCTTGCTTAAACTAACATTCCATTTTCTAATACATTTCCAAGCATTTTTAAATAATTTTGATCTGTTTACTTTCATTTTTTTGCTCCTTAGGGGTTGCCTATTAAAATATCCAGGTTATTAATAAAATTACTAACAATACTACAGCTATAATATTTAGTACTGTTTTAATCTTTTCGTAGTGTTTCATGATTATCTCTCCTTTCGTTTATGAGAAAGATATGATATAATCTTTAAGAGAGAGGGGAGTTATTTCCCCAAACTCTTTATGATTGCTAATATTAGAGTTATTATCTCTAGTATTAACTTGAGGAGTTCCAAGACTTGTTTGGCGATTGGTTTGGAACTCTTTTTTTGTTTCTTCATATCTTTAATCTCCTTTCTTACTACACTTATATTATAACACTTTTGTTATAATAGTCAACACTTTTATATAACATATTTGTTTTCTTTTTAAACAAACATTGATTTATATATAACATATATGTTATATTAATGTTGAGGTGAATAGAATGATAGGAAATAAAATAAAAGCATTATTAAATTTAACAAACAAAAACACAAGCGATATTTGCAATGCATTGGGAATTTTAGAAGCAGCATATTATAGAAAAATAAAGAGAAATACATTTAAGACAGAAGAGTTGATAAAGATTGCAGAATTAACAAATTCTACTTTAAAATTTTGTGATAATGAAACAGGTAAAACGTTAATTGAATTTAGTAAGGAAGATTTATAGGCAGGAATATACATATAAATGTATATCGTTCAAGTCTGGTCGTAAATGATCGGACTTTTTATTTTTTTGGAATTTTATTAAAAATAAAAAGTAATTTTCCTTTTTTGGCAGTAAATAATAATAAGGAGGAAAATATTATGGATATAGAAAGAAAAGAAAAATTAGAAGAGATTATAACAAGATTGGATTCAATTTCAGAGATTTTATATGGATTACAATTGTTAGATCTAAACTGCAATGAATTTTCTGCTTTAAATGTTGCAGATTTCCTTGAACTTCCAATAGAGGAGCTAGCAAACATTAGATTCCAATTAAATAATTTCTAAAAATATAGACCTAAAAGGTCTATAATGGTAGAATGAGAAGAACACATTTTTTACTCGTGGGGAGGGAATATCTGTGTTCTTTTTTTATAAACATAAAAAAATACAATGCCATAAAATATGACACTGTATCTTTTAATAATAACTTTCGACGTTTCGTATTATACGTTTTTGTTTTTCTATTGCATGTTTACAGTCTATTATTTTTTCTTCCTTATCCTGTAAATTGGAAAATTCCAAGAATTTTAGTTTTTCTTCCAGTACCTTTAATTTTGTTTTTGCTTCTTGCAGTTTTCTGTCCTTTAAATTCAT